TATTGCACAGCATGAGGAAGACCTTATCCCTCAGTATCCTGCAATGTTGCTGCAGACAGACAGGACTGACACAGCCGAACATACGACGGGCCAATTTCTAAAAAGATTTCATCTCGACTTGTGGGTATTCCATGCTGATATGTCTGTCGGGCAAGCAGCACGGTCACGGAAGGATATCGAACTTGCGACAGAAATCCGAAAGTTGGTACATGCCGATTATACACTTGGCGGTCATATCATCTTCGGATTTATCGATGGCGAATTCCCAGGTATTACCAACAGACTTATCAGCGGTGATATTTCTACAATAGTAACAACTAGACTGACATGGCAAGGACAGAATCGCGTCCCGTATGAGGCGGGGTAGGAGGAATAATGGCACTTAAGCTAGAAGGAAACCATCCCGACTTTCCAAAGGGATGGGATTTTGATTGCGATGGTATCCCTCTTAAGAACGGAGGAAGCGTCGCTATCTCAGCAGAAATGGAAGCAGCGTTTATCGGCAAGAACTTCAACACTATCGAGAATATCTACGGTCATAGTGAGATTTTCAAGCTGAGTGGAACTAGTGAGCTTGCTTCTAAACCGAAGAAGGACAACTCTGAAGGGGGTGACAGCTAATGCCTGCGGGTCTAGGTGGTGGCGGTAAGGTTGGTATCGCTTTTGAAACCACGATGGGAACGTATGTCGCTCCCACGATCTTCGTGCCGATTCTGAGCGAGAGTCTAGTCTACCGTGAGGAAAAGTATTACTCTGAGCAGATTCGTCAGCAGACGATTACCTCAGATGTTAAGCCGGGTTACTACCACGTCGAAGGTGACGTTGAGATGGAAGTCGATCCGACTAACCATCCGTACTGGCTCTATGCTTCTCGGCATACCCCGGCAAAGACGGGTGCAGGCCCATACGAATATACGTTTGTCCCGTCGAGTGCGGGTAGTGCAAGTACCGCCGCTGGCGCAACTACTCCGAAGACTATTTCGATCACCATTGTTCGTAACAGTGTTGTCTTCGGATACACAGGCTGCACAGTTGGATCATTTGAGTACACGATTGAGGATGGCATTCTCAAGTGTACGATGACGGTTCTTGGGCTTGCCGAGTCTGTACAGTCGGCTCCGTCGCCTTCGTGGTCTGCTGCAAACCTGTTTGGAGCAGATGCTCATAATATCTACCTTGCGGCCTCTGCCGCTACGCCGACGTTCGGCGCAGTTGATACGGGATTCAATGGCTTCACGTTCCGTGCCAACTACAATGCAGAAGCACAGAATCGTATTGTTGCTGCACGGAGTGCGTCCTATATCAGCTTCGGTATCACCGAAGCTGAGATTGAGTCCGAGCTTGACTTCCTGAACAGGTCGGACTATGACAACTTCGTCGGCAACACGCAGCGAGCTATCAAGCTGGAAAGCTGCAATGGTGGTGCCACCTTCGCGGCTGCAACGAGCGCAATCGTTCTACAGGGCAATAGAGTCAGCTATGACTCCTATGACATTGGCCTGGAAGGAATGGGCGATCTGATCATGGCAGGCTTTACCGGACGCTGTGTGGGTATTGCAGCGGGTAATGCTTACGAGATCAAGGTCAAGTCGCCTGCCAACATCTCGTAGTATCAACTAAGGAGAGAACATGCCAAAAGCAACAGTTGATCCGGGTACGCACCATCGTGAGTTGACGACTTGTCCTGGCGGGTTTGTCGAGCTACGCACACTTTCTTTTCACGAAATGGAGATGCGGAAAGATATTGCAGGCCGTATGTACCAAGAAGAAAAGGTGAGCCGCGCCCGTCAGGGCAAGCGCGTGGATGATGAAGAGGTCATGCGCGCTTACTTTGAGTCCATGAATGTCAAGGTCACGGAGTTTGAGTTTCGTAACTGTGTCGTCGATCATAACCTCTTTATCGATGATGCTGAGAGTCAGAAGCTCGACTTCTCTAAGCCCATGCATACATGGAAACTCGATCCCAAGATCGGTGAAGAGATCAGCAAGTATATTACCGAGCTTACACAGATTGACGAGGAAGATGTTGGCCCTTTGCCGATTGCGCCCTCCTCATCCTCACCGATGACGGGGGAGGACGAAGACTCGCACACGCTGAATCTCTCTACGGTCAAGAGTTAGTCAAAGAAGCATATAGATGGTTACGATATGGAGCCATCTGCAAGACTCTCCACGTTCTTCCAAGATCAGGAGGTCTGTTGGAACAGCCTGCCGGTGAGATTCTGCGCCTAGAGCAGATTCTTAATGCGTACAATCGATACGACGACTACCTGAGTCGTAAGTCTGATATACGTAATAAGAACCGCCAGCGCCATGAACCTACCGTTATAACGGAGGGTATTTAGTCATGCCCTTGAGAATGGGCGAACTGATGGTTGTAGTCCGAGCGCAGGATTTCGCGTCTCGGACTCTCCGTCGTGTGGGCGGCGAACTAGCAGGACTGTCTAAGCAGCAGCAGATTCTACGTACCCAAACTCGTCTCGATATTCGACAGGCCGAAGTACAGGAACGCTTGTTGTCCGGGGAACGGCGAATGCGCGATCTCAGCACTCTGAAGAAGTATGTTCGGCAACGTCAGATACTCTCTGCCATAGAAGTGAGAGATAATCGACTAAGGAAGACTAAGCTAGGATACGACATTCAACCGACACAGAGAGGGCAAGGCGTCCGACGTGTAGCCCCCGGTCGAGATGAGCTTAGTGGACGTTTCGCAAGCGTAGGTGACGCCACGCGAGGAATGGAGGCGAATGCCAAGAGGTCAAACATATTAAGGAAATCCTTAAGTGGGTTACATGATCAGATATCTGAGATGACTCCTGATCTTCAGAGATTGATCCAAACCAGCGGAAGTTGGAATGTAACATCGAAACAGTTAGATAAGCAGATCGCAAAGGAGGCGGCAACTTTACGCCGCTTACGCCCTGAATTAGCATTTATCGCTGAAGATCAGGAAGTCTTAAGACAGGCAATGCGTAGACTTCCTGTGGAACGTCTGGAACGTCTAGGACACGCGATGAGCGGGTTAGGTAGAACCGCGCAGCTATTCGGTGCCATTGGTACGGTTTCATTCGGGCTGGCCTCTGCAGCAGCAGCAGACTTTGCATCGAAGGTTTCTCTGGCTGCCACGCAGATGCGCGATGTTGTGGTGCAGACACCGACTCAAGCGTTTAATCAAATTGAGCAGAGAACTGATCAGCTAGCAAATGGATTTATACAGGCTGGCGTACCCATTCAAGGCGTCCTTGATCTAATGGGAGAATACCCTGCGTCATCTGACGATATGACGGCTGCAGCATACGATATCTTCTCATCGATGAATCTGCAGAAGAATGGCATAATCGATGTAGCCGCAGGTATGGGTCTTTTGGAGACGGCCAACCAAATTGCGGTAGCTGGACAGGTCGATCTCAGTGAGGCTACTAGTGCCATGATCACGGTTCTCAACAACTTTAGAGAACCCGGTCAGACAACTAACGATATTCTTGATACCATGTTCGATATCGTCCGCTTTGGTCGAATGCGACTCAGTGACTTTAACGTGATGATGAACAAGATTGCCCCTGCTGCTGCAGGCGCGGGGCTTTCCTTGGAAGATGTTGGTGGCGCTATGGCATTTCTGACTCAGGTTATGCCATCTCAGAGAATGGTCGCTACGGGCATCTCTCGTTTGATTGAGGCTTTCCGCCATCCCGATATCGTCGCAGGACTCAAAGCGACTGGTATAGCAGCGTTGGATGCCGAAGACAATCTTCGTCCTCTAGATGAACTTCTTTTGGAAATCAAGACTAAGTTGAATCCCAAGGATGCTGCAGAATTCTTTAGAATCATAAGTGCCGCAGGTCGTGGTGGTGGACGAGGTATGATGTTCACCGCTGAAGGTCGTAGGGCATTCAATCAAATTATGAAGCATACTAAGGATTACCTTGCTGCACAGAAGCAGATAGAAAAGAATACCGGGGAGTTTGGTGTATCCCTCGCCACACAATTGAATAGCATGGGTGTGAAATGGAACATCTTTAAGAATCAACTTCGCGCTCTTGTTATCGTGATTGGTAATGAGGCAATTCCTGTCTTTACACAACTCGGTGAGTATATCCAAAACTTCGTAACTTGGTTCAAGAATCTAGACCCGGAGCTTCGTGGTTCAATTATTAGGATGCTTGCCTGGGCCGCTGTCGGGACACTAATCGGTGGTGTACTGCTCTCACTCATGGGAAGCATTACCTCGTTCCTAGCCGCGCTACGTTTGATCACCATGACAGGTGGTGGCGTAGCTACCACACTGACAACTCTTCTTAGCCTATTCAAAATGATGGCTGCTTTCGGTGCGATTGCAATTATGCTTAAAGTAGCTTGGGCTGGTGAGGCAACTGCCATAGACTTCCTTTTGGGTGCTGCATTTGGCGCAGCCGCCGGGTCTATCTTTGGCCCTGCAGGAGCAGTCCTGGGTGCTGTGACTGTACCAGTAATCCTCTCACTAATTGCCGACAAGCGTAAGAGCGGTATGGAAAAAGCGTATGACCAATACAATAAAGAGTTTGAGGACAAACTCGGCGGCACTATGAATTTCTTTAAAGATTTAGCAATAGGCCCGAAGGGTATCTTTGGCGCTATACAGCCTATCCAACCTGAATTCGATAAGAAGAACTTTGAAGAACAGTGGAACACTCTGGCGGCAGCGGCAGTACGGGCACAGAAGAAAATGTATAAGGTCGGTAAGCCCGAGGGTCTACTCAAGCCCGGTAATCTTGACCTACTCCATCGCAAAGCAGTTAAGTTTGGAGACGCGATGGCTTCTGTCCGTAGTATCTCCATTGGTACGTCTACGGGTGAAGTCCTGATCTCCACAGTTATCGATGGCAAGGTTGTGACCGACAAACAGGCAATCGCTCACTATAAGAAGACCGGAGAGAACCTTGGGACATTCACTTCGATTGCCGCCGCTAATGCGTATGCTGATACCCTGCATAAGCAGCAAGAAACGATGGGCAACAGTTGGAAAAAATTCCAAGAGAGATTGGCGAAGGTTGACCCCGGAATTCGTGACCTATTCAAGAAGTTTGGCCCTAAGCCGAAACAGGGTCAATCAATAAAGGACTATTTTGACAAGCTAAGGGCAGGAGCAGACGGACTTTCTGACTCAGCTAAAGAGAATATGCAGGCATGGGAAGATTGGTATACTGCCGTCAATGCAGCGCAGGAGAACGCCATAGATAGGCAGAAAGAACTTGCCAAAGTAACCGAGGATACTACTAACCAGACCGTTAATGCGCTCAAGAGTATGTACATGCAGATGGAGCAAGTCAATCAAGAAGCATTCGGACAGCTATTCAAAGGGCCGTGGCTCACGTCTGAGACTTTCGATCTGGCAAAAGAGTGGGGTATCATGCCAGGTATCAATGATCTTATCATCGACTTGAAAGAGCAGAATGCGCTTTTTGCCCGTTGGCGCTCGTCGCTTGATAAGCTCATAGGAAAGGGATTGCCCAAGGGATTCATCGATGAGCTTCAGAAAATGGGGCCAGAAGAAGGTCAGTCAATCATCGATGCTATCCTGGGTGCTAACCCCAAAAAGGTGAATCAACTTATCAGCGAATGGAAAAAGAAGAACAACCAGATTAAGACTGCGACCAAGATGGACTTCAAGAGTGAGATACAAGCCTTCCAAAAGGCTGGTGGTGATATGGGCGATGCCATGATCGAAGGATTTGAAGCGGCAGGAGTCGGACTGTGGTTTGATGATTGGGTTACAAAGACGTTCCCGAACATCATAAATGCTGCTGTCGATCAAGCTGTCGCTGATTGGAAAGCTGCTAATCCCAAGACAGTGATTCCGCCCCAACCTCCCCCCATTAATCCTAAAAACACGAGTGCTACCACCAACAATGATAACTCTAAAACAATTACAGTTAATATGGGCCGTGGCGGTAGTCAATGGGAGTCTCAGCAAGCAGCAGAGGAAGTACGTAGAGCTGCATTTGCTGCTCGTAACGCTCTGAAAAGCTTACTTTAGATGCTTACTAAAGTCGAATTCATACCCGTTTCAGGATCAACTGTAGTTTTCAATACTACAGACGGTTCAGGCAACCATCTTTTCCCTCTCCATACATTTGAGATCGTTACCAACATTGATACCCACGATGCCAAGAAAATGGCGGCAGGCGGTCAGTGGCCCACCTTCCACT